CAGCTTGCTCAAATGGGCGTTCAAATTGGCGCTACAGATGGCAAGGTGTATGGCAAGGGACTAGAAGCCACATTGTATGGCCAGGAGTTCAAGCGTCTCACTGAAGCGGCATCATCTTCTCTGCTTGGTTTTGTTGTCTGATGACTAATCCTGCCCCGCCACTAGCTAATGCCACCCTGGTATTTGCAGTGGCGAGCGGATATGCAACAGATTCGGCCACTGGTAATTACGTGGAACTCACAGGAGACGCTACGTACTACGCCACATTGAAGCAGAGCAGGGATCCTCGGTATGATCAGCGGCTTGGGGCTGACGAAACTGCCGTCTATATGAAAGGCAGACTAGTTGGCCCATTAGCTTTTTCGGGAGTGCCCCCTGGAAGTGTGGCAGCAGCCACCATTGAAAATCAGGAGGGGCGTTTTGAACTGCTCCCTACGACCGAAATGACTGACCACTACCGTCAGTTTTTGGGCACCCCTATCCACGGCTACTTTAGAGTTGTGGGAGCAGGAAGTGTCCTGAATCGTTAATCACGCTCCTTCGCATTGTTTCAATGTCCATTCAACATCCCACTCAGATCATCAAGAGTCAGGACACCATTGTGTATGTGGGTGCCCTGTCTGGCGCCACTCGTCCTGTGATCACTCCGGCTTCTGCCGGCGTCCTGTCCCGCCCCACTTCTGGCGTTCCCGCCAACATGTATTTCCTGGGCGGCGTCACCAATGCTTCCGTTTCTTTCAATGATGGCGAACAAGAATACTACCTGCTTGGTGGTGGCGGTTTCGCTGATAGCGTGAAAGTGACGCAGCGTTGCCAAGCTTCTATCACTTCTTACTTCCAGAAAGATCTGGATGGTTCTGCCATCGACGAAACTGCTTACGATGAGGCGATGAACGTCATCCTGCGTGGTCGTACTGAGAAGGATTTTGAAGTGTATGTGGAAATCTTCAAATACCTTGGCGGTCAAACTTACGACCTCACCTGTTTCGCCGCTACGGTGATGAACTACAGCGAGAGCTATCCCGCTGACAATCTCGTTGAGACCACCTTCGACCTGATGAGCCGTAGCAAGTACGGCACCGGCCGTTGCACCATCTCCGGCGCCATTCTGCCCACTGGTCCCAATTCCTGATCCTCTGATTAAAGAGCATCTCATAAGCCCCCGAAAGGGGGCTATTTTATTAGTATGAACATCCTTCAAGTTAGGGATACAATTTCGCAGTTGCTGTCAGATTTGTTGGGCAGCTATACGCTGCCCAACGGCACGACAGTTCCGGCGCTGTGGGTGGACGGTAGAAGCGGCGTGCCGAAGGGTTGGAAGGTGCGTGGCATGGAGGCATCCATTAAGCAGTATCCAACGCGCCGCAGCCGCCCTCTGATGGGGATGGTGGAGATGCGGAAAGCATGGGAAGTGGTGCTTTCGCAATACGATCCGTCGAGCGAAGATATGGATGATGCTGTTGATCGAATGTTGAGGCATTTTCCCGACGCGACTCTACAGGGATTTCCGTCAAGCGATAGAGAGTATCAATATGCTCGCTTTATTATTCCTGACATTGAAATTGCCACACAGTACCGTCCAGTAGCAAGCGAATAGAGGGCGCCATGGCTGGCATTGCAAGGATTATTGGGGCCAAGGCATTAGAGAAGGCGCTTTTAAGCGCCTTCCAACAATGGACAGAGGATGATGTGAATGGAGAGTATTGGCGGGAAAAATTTGAAGAACAATACCCTTATCCAGGGCCTCCCACATTAAGGAAAAACGGCCAGGTGGTCGGAAATCCTCGTGACATTCTTGACACAGAAGCCTTGTATGACAGTGGGGTTGATTCCTATCGTTATGCAGCGGCCCCAGATGGAGCAGAGGCTAATTGGCATTGGAACGCCAAAAATTCCAGTGGCGAGGAATATGCATGGTTTGTACATGAAGGACAAGGGCCTTATTCGCGGGAGCCACGACGCTGGACAGATGAACTGGCCTCTGAATTTTTGTTTGAAGGTAGTGAGATCAAGAGTAGACTTATGGCGCGCATTGATCAGAATTTGAATGGTTGACGGCCCCATTGATTATTTGGAGAGCGACTCAGGAGAGGTGCATATAATCAATGCTCAAGTGGACGGTCCCACCCTTGAGGCTGGCATTTTGTGCGTTATTTCTTTCTCGGAAACCACCATTAGAATCTCAAGCGAGCAACATTCGTTTCTGATTGAACTGCCGGAAGACGTGCGAACAAAAGGCGAGCGTCTTAAAGCGTTTAATGTGCCATTGGCAATCCTGAGTTATGAGCAAGTACAGCTTCCTACTGGCATCTGAAGAAGTCAGTTACTTTGAACTCACTCCGACGCTGCGTTTGCAGCGTCATGGTGGCTGGCTCGTTGCTGAAAGCATTGAGCAAGAGGAAATCTCTAAGGCTCAAAGTCAGAGCACGATCAAGGCCGTGCAGCTCGCGAAGAAGATTGCTGCAGCAAAAGACATCCCGCTAGATGAAGCTTTTGAAATGCTGCAAGGCGGTGGTGGCTTCTCCGAGGCTGAGCTTCTATCGGAGTACACCGAAGAAACTCTTTCCATGGTCACCTCTGGTGGCTCTGCAGAACTTGGCAATGCCAAGCTTATTACGGCATTCATGCGTTGCCGTGGCGAGGGCAAAATTGATGAAGATTGGAAGCGTCTTGATGATTGGTCTATTGACGACACCAAGACCATGACTCGCGAGATGCAAACCAGGATGTTGGAATTTATTGCAGAAGAGCAAGATGCGGAGGTGAAAGCAGCACAAGCAAAAAAATCGAAGAGGAAGGCGAGGCAGGAAGCCTCGCCGAACGAGTAGAGAAGAAAGCGCGAGCGTTCTTGAAGGGACTCACTGATTGGAACGCCATCTTCTTTCGGCTTAACGCATCGTGCCTCAAGGATGATCGATGGGGGTCGGAAAATTTCTCTAAGCAAAAAGTGAAGGATGTGCTGGCCGCTCTTAAATTTTTAGAGCGGCATGATCACACGCAATTTAATTTGCAGAGCGTTTCAGTGGCCAAGATGGCCGCAATGGTTGCTCATGCATTGGGCGGGAAGAAAGTGTCGGTAACTGCCGACGACTTCTTGCCGTTCGACACTCGTAAGCTCAAGAAAGAAACTGGCATTACCGAAGAAAGCGCTGCAGTATTGAAGCGTTTGATGAAGACGCGCAAGATGGATGCACGAGTGGTCTCCATGCTGGCAGAAGAACTTAAAAACTCTTCAATGCGTAGTGATGAGTAATATGATGCGGTGTAAAGGCTACACTTAATAGAAGAATGCTGTAAGCGCAGTAATGGCGGCGGAACTCCGGCTTGGCGTATCGTTTGATCTTGTATATTTCCGCCAACAGCTTGGAAAGCTGAGTCAAATTGCTGCGTCAGAATTTTCGGGAAAGGTAAAGCTCAATATTGACAAGCGTGATTTCCAGCGCCAAATGGCTGGGCTCACGAAAGAACTGCAAATTAACGTTAATGATTCGCAGATTGTTGGAGCGCGTGCAAATTTAGGGCAGCTTAATCGTAGCCTTGCAACTTTGCGACGGGCAGTTGCCGCGCCCATTGAAATCAAGATTAAATACACGGAGCAAGGCAAACCGCCTGCGGGATTTGGCGGCACTGCTTCGCGTGCTGTAACCGGACGACTGGCTGGTGCTCAGGCGGTGCAAGGGATGAGCCGAGGGCAGCTCCAAGCCGTCTATGGTCTCTTCCGCGAAGCTAACTTGGCAGTCGGCCAGCTAAGTAAAGGACTCGCGAAATCTACAAGTGACGAAATTCGTGATGCGCTTGTTCCTGCGTTTAGCGATAGTGGCGAGGAGGCAGTTAACGGCCTTGCTAATGGCCTGAAGAGTGGATCTTCAAAGGTAGGAAAAGCTGCAGCAAAGCTTGGTGAAGATACGCTTCGCTCAATCAAGGATGTCCTTGGTATTGCCTCTCCATCGAGAGAATTTAAGAAGATTGGCGAAGACTCGGGAGAGGGCTTTGAGCAAGGCTTGAAGAGCGGTCTGGGCGAAGCCACCCGCATGGGCATCCAAGAGATGCGCAGCCTGTTCCGCGCCCTGCAAGGCGAGGCTCAATCTGGCGCCGCTCGTTTGCAAGCAACAATGCTTGCAGCCATGGCTGGCATTATTCAGCTTCCCGGCGGGCGACAGCAGCGTGGCCGCCTAATGCAAACAGGCGCTGGTATCAATGCAGCGATGGCTGGCCCTGCATTAGGCAACATTCAGGCAAGACAAAGCGCCATCCGAGGAGGAGCACAAGGTGCTGCGGCGACAACTCCTGCATTTGCTGCTGCCTTGCCATTGATGTTTGGCATGGATCCACGCGAGCTTAGGGCTCGCTTACAGGGTCTTCATGGGCAGCAATATCGAGCCCCAGCGATGGGCGGATACCAAACGGCTCGCCCTGGTGTAGTTGCAAACTTGATAGCAGCGCTCGCTTCATCGCGAGGGGGATTTGGGGCCGGCACTGGCGTCAATCAAAGAGGATTCACTGGTGGCGCTGTAAATCCGGGTATTCTTTCGTCTGGATACATCGGCAGGAGCGCTATTTCTCCTGGCTTTTTAAATTATCCGCCGGGGATGCCTCCGGCCTATGGCACTGGCTTCATTGGTGCTCCGGGAGCTACGTATGGAATGATGCCGGGCCGCATGCAGGGGCCTGCGCTTCCAGTGAGGGGAGTGTTTTCTACCGCACGCGGATCTCTCGGGCAATTCCCAACTGCGGGAATGATGGGGCCGTCTTCCCCTCTTGGTTCAATGGGAAGATTCCCGTTGGACAATACATTGGCTATAGGTGGAGCATCTGCTGTTGCACAGAAACGAGCGGGATCGACGCCATGGCTCAATACGCTACGGGGGGCACGTGGCGGATACGTTCCCGGCGTTAGCTCAAGCCTTCGTTTCCCCATGTCAGGGATGATGGGACCATCGTCTCCGTTGGGAGTTATTAATGCCCAAAGCAGCATGTTTGGTGGCGGTGGTCCCGGTGGCGGTGGAGGTGGTGGTCGCGGTGGCTTTGGTGGATTCCCTCCCATTAATTTTGGGGGAAATCTGCCAAATCTCCCTGGACAAGGTCTTGTTCGTGAAATGGGCTCTGAATTTGGCTTTGCAGCCAAGCAGGTGCTCTTATTTGGCGCCGCCTATAAGGGACTGGCTCTGCTGACTGGTCTTCCCGGTCAAGTGACGGAAGCTGTGTCTGCTTTGCAGAACTTCCGCAATACACTCACCGCCATCACCCCATCGTCTGAGGAATTTAGAGATTCCAATCAGCTTATTCTTGATCTTGTAGAAAAATACAACGTACCGCTGCAGTCAGCTCGTGATGGTTTCACAAAGCTGTATGCATCGATGCAGCCTGCAGGATTTAGCGGGGATGAGATTCGCACTCTTTTCACTGGAATTAGCAAGGCTGCAGCTACGTTCGGCATGAGCGCGGACAAAGTTGATCGCGTTAACTATGCCTTTGCTCAAATGGCAAGCAAGGGTCAGGTGATGTCCGAAGAATTGAAAGGACAACTTGGCGATGTGCTACCAGGCGCCATGGCCATCTTTACAGAGGCGGCAGGGTTTAAGGGGCCTAATGCAATTAGCGAATTCTCTAAAGCCCTTGAAGATGGAGCCTATAAAGGCGAGGCTATGAAAGTGTTGCTCACAAATGTGGGCACCATCATGAACAAAGAGTTTGGCCCTGGCGCAGAAGGGGCTGCTCGCACTTTCCAGGGTGCAATGAATCGCATGCAGAACTCGATGAAGCTTCTGTATGAGACATTTGAGCCAGTTGCAGTGGGGTTCCTCAATGCAGTGGTTGTACCATTCTCCAATGGCGTTAAAACCCTGACAGATGGCCTTAATGCATTCTTCACTGGCGCTGCAGCCAAGACTGCTGGAGGTTTTGGCATTGCGCAGGAGTTAGAAAAGCTGCGGCCTGCTTTTGAAGGGCTATCTCAAAATGTTGGCGCCCTCGCGAAGCAATTCTTGCAAATGGCAGGAGTTGGACTTGAAGTGGCGAAGGTGTTGCTTCAGATTGCCGGCAATCCTTTTGTTGGATACATTGCAAGGGTTTATGCAGTCATAGTGCCATTGAATCTGGCATTTTCTGTCTTTAGGGGATTGCTTGCCAGTACGGCATTGCAGTTTGTAATTTTTAACGCCAGACTGCTTACCGGCACAAGCACTTTGACTGCGTTTAGGGGCATGATGGCCGCCACCGGTCAAACTGCTGCAGCAACTGCCGCGACCATTCGTGGCGCGTTTGCAACAACTGGCATCGGACTTGTCCTTGTTGGACTTGGCCTGCTTATCGAAAGGTTCTCTACCTTGTCGCAAAGGATGCAGGACGTGAAGGCAAAGGCTCTTGGCGCGGCTCAGGCCATTAATGCCATGTCATCCACGGAAGCGAGAAGAGAGCAGCAGGTTGCCGACGCAGATGTGAAAATACTAGAAAAATTGTTTGCGCGTCCCAATAAGGGGCAAGGTGCGGTTTCAATTTCTCAGAGAGAAAAAGATGCACTGGAAAGAGCTGGCGTCAGAACCGGAAGAATGGTTATACCTGGGCAACTTGCAAAGCCCGGCACAGCCCCTGAATTGCTGGGCTATGGCCAACAGGCCGTTGACGTTACCCGGGTTAGGAGCGCTTTGTTGCAGCGGCAGGCAATTGCCGCTGCGGCCGGTAGGCGCGTTAAAGACATTAGCTTCCAAGAAGCAGAAGCACAAAAGCCTGCAACACTTGCTCCCATTCCCCCTGGCGGAGGCGATGGCAAAGGCAAGCGAGAGCGTCAACTGCGTGATTTTGAAAGTGAAGCAATTGAAAAGCTTCGCGTGAACCAAAGAATTGCACAGGCAAGACTTGATCAACAGCGCCAACTGGAAATTATTGACGACACTGAATATGAGATTGCTTCTGCAGCTAACAAACGCAAATTTGAACTATCGATTATTGATGAAGCTTTAGCCGAGAAAAAGGCCAAGATTGGCGACTACGAAGTTGGCGTAAGGCAAAAGCAGCTAGCGGTATTTGAACAGCTTGCGGAAAACGAAAGAACCCTGGTTAAAGAAGAAGAGGCTATTGCCGTCAAGGGAGCCAAATTAAAGCTGTCTCGCCCATTCAAGGATGCACTTAAAGAAGAAAATATTGAAATAGAGAAGCAAAAGCTTTTGATTAATAATCTGCAGACTGGATTTAGTGAGCTAACACCGGAACAGCAGGCCAGTCTCATCATTGAAGAAAAAACTAAAGACCTGCGAGCAAAGCAGCAAGAGCTTATTAAGAGCGAAATTAACAACTTGAAAGAAGTGACATTGGAGCGCATTCGCGGCGCCCAAGCTTTAGCAAGGGAGACTGAGCTATTAAATCTTCGCAATCAAGCTGCACAACTTCGCGCCCCCTTGGGACAAGAGCGACTGGTTGAACTTATGCAAACTCCTGGTTATACGCCGGAGCAGGCTAAGCAGCAATTTGATCTTGAAGAGCAAAACAAACGTCTTCAAGTGATGCGCCAAGGTGCAAGCGACTTGGCTGGCACCATCAATTCCAGTATTGGTGATGCTTTAACAAATATCGTCACGGATTTCCAGAATCTTCAACAACATGGCATGACGTTCTTGCAAACTCTTGCCAATGGCTTCAAGCAACTTGCCAATACAATCATTCAAGAAATGACGAGGGCAATGATCAGTAAAGCCGTGTCTCAATTGTTTAGCTTTATCATGCCAAACCTTGGAGCCACTGGAGGCTTTAGTAAAACCGGCTATTACAGTCCGACCACCGGACTTGGCACTGCCGGTCCTAATTTCGGGCTTGCAAATGGTGGAATTATTAATGGTCACTTTATGCCAGTCACTCCGTTTGCTACCGGCGGAATGGTCACCGGCCCCACCCTGGGTCTTGTGGGCGAAGGGCGTTTCAACGAGGCCGTAGTGCCCCTGCCAAACGGCAAGAGCATCCCGGTGGATCTTGGCCAAGGTGCTGGCAACAACATTTCCACTAACATTGTTGTCAATATGAACAATGGTCAATCGAACAGTCAAGTGAGTGGTCGCGGCGGTCAAGCACTGGGCCGCGAAATCGAAGGGGCTGTTCGTAATGTCATCCTGAAAGAAACCCGCCCCGGCGGCCTCATCTACGGCGCACGCTGATCACCATGGCACAAC